AACTCGTTAGCGTTCAGCCGATGAGCTTGCCTTCGGGCCTCATCTTCTTCCTCGACTTCACCTTTGGTGGAAATGTGGATGGCACTGCAACTCGCCTCGGCTTTGCCGCTGGCAAGTCCATTTACGGCGGCGACGTCGTGGGCGTCGGAATCACCGGCGGTGTCGATTTAGACGGCAATGACGGCACAGATGCCCAGGGCCCATACAACTTGCGGAACGGTTATTCGTCTCCAACGGCTAGTTTGGGTGTGGGTCTCATTACCCCTGTTGCTTCGGGTACTATCGGTAACGCTGGTTCCACCAGTGTTGTGACTGATACTCCCGCAGGCTGGGGTGGCGCTAACGCCGCCGGTTCTGCCGCGTGGACTGAGAGTTACGTCAACTCGATCCTGCGTTTCGACCCGGATCTTACATCCGGTTCTACCTGGGTTATTTGTGATGTGGATATTTCCGCAGCCAATTCGCAGTTCAACCGTATGGATCTGACCGCGATGGGCTATCAGCCCGGCACCGGCTTCCTGGCTTCGTCCTTGACACTTATCCCGCGCCTCAGTGCTCTGAGCCGCTCGATGAATGATCCAGGTACAGTTAATGGTGACGTCGCGCGTGTGGTGCTGGTCACCACCGGTTCTGTCATTGCTGCTGATCTAGCTGCCGAGGCCATGGAGCTTTCGGTTGCCATCGATGATGACTTCGAGAATGGTGGAGCGCTTGGTTCCGTTCAGGGTACTACTGAATGGGGTCTAGAGAACAACGCCGCAATCCCCGAGATTAACATCAAGGTCGATTCGGTGGCTGTGACAGCCGTCACCAAGAAGCTCAAGGCCAAGTGGACCCCGGAGTTAGGACAAGATCTTAACGCCTACCACAACCTTGACGCTGAGGTCGAGCTTACTCAGATTCTGTCTGAGCAGATCGCTCTTGAAATTGACCGCGAGATCCTTGAGGACCTCGTTGTTGATGCACGCGCCGGTATTCGCTACTGGAGCCGTAACCCCGGTCAGTTCCTCAACCGAGAAACTGGTGCCACCCTGGCATCTGGTGTTGCAGACTTCACTGGTAATGTCAGTGAGTGGTATGAGACCCTTGTTGAGACCATCAACGATGTCTCTGCACAGATCCATCGCAAGACTCTGCGTGGGGCTGCTAACTTTGTGGTGTGCGCACCTGAAGTTGCTAACCTCCTGGAGTTCACCGCTGGTTTCCGTGCTAACGTGACTGCAGATAGTGACCGTGGCGACATTGGCACTATCAAGGTTGGTTCGCTCTCGAAGAAGTTCGACGTTCTCGTCGATCCTTACTTCCCTCGTCAGGTGGTCCTTGTTGGCCGCCGAGGAAGTAGCTTCCTTGAGAGTGGTTATGTGTATGCACCTTATGTGCCGCTGCAGACCACACCTACGATCTTCGGCGTCGAAGACTTCGTGCCTCGCAAGGGCGTGATGACTCGATATGCGAAGAAGATGGTCCGTCCAGATATGTACGGCCTCGTCATCGTGAAGAACCTGATGGCTGGATAAGCCCCAGGTAAGGTCAAAATAGTTAAAGCCCCGTCTCTTTTGAGGCGGGGCTTTCTATTTAGTATTGGACAAACAGAGGATAATATAATATGGCTATTCCAAAACTCAATCCTGCTTCTACATCGAATGCTAATATTCTGCCAGCGACCGGCAGTACAGTCAACGTAGTTGCAACGCTTCCCTTCGGCGTTTATGCCGGAACCCCCAGTTTTATTTCAGGCGCTGCCGATCAGGTTGCTTTTACTTATAAGAAACTGGGAGGGGATGTGTTAGATATTGAGTTAGCGGAAGGTAATGTCTATGCAGCCTACGAGGAAGCGGTTCTAGAATACTCTTACTTAATCAATCTTCACCAGACCAAGAATTCCCTATCGAGTCTTTTAGGTGCAGCCACCGGTTCATTTGACCAAGATGGCCAACTCGTCTCCGGTAGCTCCCTTTCTGGATCTAATGTGGCTTTGCGCTATCCCCGGTTTGATTACGGCTATGTACGACGCGTCGCCGAAGGTCTCTCCACCGAAGCGGGACTGGGAGGCCTCACTCCTATCTATTCTGCTTCTATCAACAGGACAGCATCTAAACAAGACTATGACCTACAGAGTATTATATCATCTTCGGCTGCTTCTGATCCCACGGTTCCTTATTATGGGAAGGTGAAAGATAAGCGCTTAGTCATTCGTAAAGTATATTTTAGAACTCCGCGCGCCATGTGGCGTTTTTATGGATACTATGGTGGTTTTTCGGTCGTCGGTAATATGCGGACTTATGGGCAGTACGCCGATGATTCTACATTTGAGATTGTTCCCACGTGGCAAAACAAACTTCAAGCCATGGCCTACGAAGATGCGCTCTACACACGTGTTTCCCATTATTCTTATGAGATTAAGGATAATATGTTGCGAATTTTTCCTAATCCTGACGAGACAAGCCCCGTGAAGTATTGGGTCCAGTTTAGTATTCTGCGCGAATATGAACCTTGGGAAGAGACGGGAAGAGGGAATGAGGGAACCGCCGGCATTAATAATATCAATACCCTTCCCTTTGAGAACCTGCCGTATCAAAATATCAATTCGATCGGCAAGCAATGGATTCGCCGGTTTGCACTGGCTTTAACGAAAGAAATTCTCGGCCAAGTGCGGGGCAAGTTTGCCACGGTCCCCATTCCGGGCGAAAGTGTTACTCTCAACGCTGCGGAACTGTTGGGGCAGGCTCGTACAGAACAAGACCAGCTCCGCGAGGAGTTAAAGACCCTGCTGAACGAGATCACTTATGACCAGCTGGCCATTGCAGACTCTTCGATGCAGGATGCTACTAAGAAAGTTCTCGAAAATGTGCCCGTCGGCATTTTTGTAGGGTAAGTAGATGAGCCGAAGCAAGCGCACCCAGGAGCAGATTCAAAACAAAGAAGCCAATGAGTATGATTACGTGGGGGACAAGGAGGTTGCTAGCCACCTTGAAGAAATAGAGTTTTCCCCCTCTACTCTAGAGACTATCGATGCTGCCATGTTGGAGTTTGTGGATGCAGACTTAAACTTATCGGTGACCAGCAATAAGGGTTTTAATAAAGTCCCTGTATTGTGGGTGACAGCCGAACGGGCCTATCAGATTAAACACAACAAAGATCTTCGTGATGGAGAGGAGGGGCTCATTTTACCCCTTATTACCGTTAATCGCGCCAGCGTCACCAAAGAGCCCAATTTTAGGGGGTCAGTCTATGCCAATATATATCCCCAGGCCGACGCACCCGGGGGAACCATTACAATTGCCCGGACACTTAATCAAAAAAAGACGGCGGAATTTGAAAATGCAATGGCTAAGCGTAAATATGGAGGCACTGTAAAGGATGTGTCGGCCAAAAGTAAAAATACGAATCAACGACAAGCCAAAACTAACACCGGCAAAACGGTTTATGAAACGGTAACTATTCCGCTCCCCGTCTGGGTTAAGGTAGGATACGATATTACTGTGAGGACTGAGTACCAACAACAACTTAATGAATTAATAAATCCTTTTTTCACCATCGCCGGCAATTCGCGGATGCCCAAGCGCATTGAAAACGCCGGCCACTTTTATGAAGTGTTTATTGATGGGTCATTTTCGAACGCATCTAATAAGGCCGCTCTCGGCATGAATCAACGCAACTATCAAACATCAATTAAAATAGAAGTTTTGGGTTATTTAGTGGGCGAAGGAGAAAATCAAGAGAAACCGCGCATTGTCCGTCGTGAAAACGCCGTTGAGTTCAAGATGGGACGAGAGCGGACGGTGGTTGGGGATATCCCCTATAGTATTAAAGATGGATTTTACAGAGAATAATACCATTCCAACTATTTAGCACTATTTACTTTGAACATTTTCGCAATGTAGGAGAAACAACTAATGTCAGTTAAAAAGTTTAGATTTGTATCACCGGGAGTTTTTGTCAACGAGATTGATAACTCCCAGCTTCCAGCAGATCCTGGTGGCATCGGCCCAGTGGTAATCGGCCGCGCAGAAAAGGGGCCCTCGTTGGTGCCCGTTTCGGTTAATTCATTTGAGGAATTCGTCCGCGTTTTCGGTACGCCCGCCCCTGGTGGCGCGGGAGACGATGTTTGGCGCGAAGGCACTGACAAATCGGCCACTACATATGGCATGTATGCAGCTCAAGCATACCTTCGAAATAGTTCTCCATTAACCTACATTCGTTTAAATGGCGCTCAGACCACCGCTGACGGTGGCCCAGCCGCCGGTACTGCCGGCGAAGCCGGTTGGAAAATGGACAAGGCATACGGCCTTTTTATCTTCCACGCGGGGGAACCGAGCTCTCTGGACGCCACCGGCACACAGGTGACCGGAGCACTGGCAGCTATTTTCTATGCGAATTCTGATACCTATCTCCGTTTGCAGGGCACCGCCTTGACCTCAGGATCGGGTGGGATCGTCACTGCATCCTTCGGCGGCGCCAGCGCTGGCCAAACAGTCTCCGGTTCTGGCAACTTTGTCAGTGACACAGGTACAAACTATGAGTTTAAGCTCGTCGCGGGTTCCGGAAGCACCCCAGCGGTTACTACAACCTTTAACTTTAGTGAGAATGATTCGCGCTATATCCGTAAAGTCTTTTCAACCAATCCTCAGCAAACCAACAGCCGCATTGTGGCTGGGACTGCTGATACCTTTTTCCTGGGAGAATCTTTTGATCGGCACCTTAAGGCCAATATTACTCCCGCAGAGATTGCGGCAGGCAACTTCAAGCAATCTTTTGGAGCCCTCATCCAGATCAAGTCGGGTTCCGACACACAGGGATCGGATTATGCAGGCCACTCTGTGCAGAGCGCTCAAACGCCCACGATTATTTCCAATCGTACCGCTCCTACTGCGACGCCTCAGAATCTCTTTACGGTGCACGCCCTTCAAGAGCCTGGCGACTGGTCTAACCGGAATATCAAGATTTCTATTCAAAACATTAAGCGTTCCTCGAATAACGACAACGGCTACGGCTCGTTTAGTGTTCTCGTGCGCCAGCTTAGTGATTCCGATAATACCGTTCGTGTTATCGAGCAATACGATGAGTGCGATCTTAACCCGGATTCCCTTAGTTATGTAGCCCGGAAGATCGGCGACCAGTACTTAAGCTGGGACGAGACAGAACGACGCTATATCCAGAAGGGCGATTGGCCCAATAACTCTGCTTTTATTCGCGTCGCGATGAACTCAGATGTAGACGCTGGTTTGCTTAGTGATGTTGGGATGCTACCCTTCGGATTCCAGGGAATGGTAAAGTATGACGATGAAGAGATTGTCAACATCGACGCTGCAGCGGCCCTCGACGGCACCGCTGGTAACTGGGTCAGCGGATCTGCTACGGGCAGCTACGCGGCCGGAATGCCTTTCTCCTCGTCTCTACCTGCGGGCTTCGGGCTTCGGAGTTACTACACCACCGGCTCGGTGTTCAATCTTTCGGCGTCTTCGGAAGCAGCAGCAGGCACGACTAATCTCCTTATCAAGGCCCTTTATCCGGCCCCGGAACTTCGCGTGAATGCCACTGATGGTAATTTGAGCAATCGCACAGATGCCTACTTTGGACTCCAGGTCACTCCGACAGCGGGAAGCACTCGGTTTGATAAGTCGAACATCGATCTTCTCCGTCCTCGCGGCGGTATTGTTGGGTCCATGTTTAGTGTCGGCAGTGGTCGAGAGCGCTCTGTAGAATTCACCCTGGATGATATCTCCGGTTCCGCCGGCGTCTGGGCGAGTGGTTCTCACGCGTCGAATTCTCTCACCTACGTTAATGGTGCGGTGAGTGGTGTCCTCGATGCGGGTTTCGACCGATTCACAATCCCAGTTTACGGTGGTTTCGATGGTGTTAACATCACGGAGATGGACCCCTTCAACAGCAGTGCCACAACATTGCCTTCCACTGCGACGGATAAAAACAACTATGTGTTTAACTCGATTCGCCGCGCCATGGACTCCATTGCAGATCCTGAAGTGGTGGAGATGAACCTTGCTACCTTCCCGGGTCTGCGACAAGAAGGCTTAACAACCAATCTTGTTAATATCTGTGAAGATCGCGCCGACTCTCTGGCCATTATTGACCTGCCCGAAGGATTTGTTCCACGCGAGCAGAGCAACCTCTCTGCCGCCGAGCGCCGCGGAAACACGCAGTCTAGCATCACGCAGGCTGTTAACGGTCTCCGTTCACGAGGACTTAACTCCTCTTACGGCTGCACCTTCTACCCCTGGTTGCGAGGTCGCGACACCCTTAACGGTGCGCACATCTGGCTCCCACCATCTGTTGCCGCTCTCGGCACCTTCTCTAGTTCCCAGCGTAAGACGCAGGTTTGGTTTGCTCCCGCCGGCTTCAATCGCGGTGGATTGACAGAGGGCTCCGCAGGTATCCCCATTGTTGACGTCGCCCACCAGTTGCGCCGTCAGGACCGGGATAACCTGTACGAGGCAAATATTAACCCCATTGCTAAGTTCCCCGCAGAAGGGATTGTAATCTTCGGTCAGAAGACCCTTCAGATTACACCCTCGGCACTGGACCGCATTAATGTTCGCCGCCTGATGATCTTCGTCAAGAAGCGCATCTCGCAGATGGCCAACGAAATTCTGTTCGATCCAAATGTGCGAGTCACTTGGGACCGGTTTAAGGCCCGTGTCAACCCCTTCTTGCAGGAGGTTAAGACCAACTTCGGCCTTTCCGACTTTAAGGTTATCCTCGACAAGACAACCACAACCCCAGATTTGGTTGATCGAAACATCATGTATGCGCAGATCTTCCTGAAGCCCACCCGCGCTATTGAATATATTGCGATTGACTTCAATATTACAAGAACGGGAGCATCGTTCGTAGATTAAAAATAAAGCGGGGGGTTTGTGCCCCCCGCACTATTTAATTTAGAATCTAATAGGAGATTATAGAAAATGGCATTTTGGAATTTAGCATCATCGGAGCCCCGCAGGGCACATAGGTTTTTACTGAACCTCCCGAACCTGGCCGCAGATGATCAGCGGTCCACCTACCGAGAGTATCTGTGCAAAACAGTTACGAAGCCAGCTTACAGCCTTAGTGAGACAGAGCACAAGTTTCTGGGCAACACCTATTACTACCCTGGCGCTGTTACATGGGAGAACGTGACGGCCCAGCTCGTTAATGCTGTTGATCCTGATGGCAATGCTATTCTGATGTCGGCTTTGTACCGAGGTGGTTATATGGACCCCAATCAACAAGCTGATTACTTCGCCGGCGAGGGCTTTGGCTTGGGTACCCCTAACAAGGCCGATGCTCTCGACGCTTTAGGCGATGTTCTTATTCGCGAACTCGACGGAGAGGGAATGGACATTGGGCTGTGGGAACTCAAAAATCCCTTCGTCACCAACGTCAAATTTGGCGATCTCGATTATTCGACAGAAGATTTGCTTAACATTGACATTACTTTCCGGTATGATTTTGCTTTATACTATCCTGCAACAGATGGTGAAATCTCGGCCAACGCCGTGACCTGGCAAAACCGGCAGACCAATGCCGCAGGAACCTGAACCTGAGATAAAGATAGCAAGAAAGAAGGTGCCATTTGGCAAAACGAAGAAATAATTCACAGAGAACGGGCGCGCCGCAACCGGACGCCCCAACTCCACCCCCACCAGTAGTAGAAACCCCAACCACAGACATATTTTCATTTATTAGTCCCACGGAGTTTGTTGAACTCCCGAGTGGCGGTATTTTATATGGACAAGGACACCCCTTATGCGGGTCCGATGTGATTGAAATCCGACATATGACCGCCAAAGAGGAAGATATGCTCACCTCAGAGGCTCTCATCAAGCAAGGAGTGGCTTTAGACCGCGTTGTTGACTCTCTGATCGTCGACAAGCGCGTAAAGGCCTCTAACTTGCTTGTGGGCGATAAGAACGCCCTTCTCGTTGCGGCTCGAATGACAGGATTTGGTCCCGAATACAATGTGGGGATTACTTGTCCCGTTTGTGTTAGTGAAAATACAGGAGAATATGATCTGTCTGAGCTAACACATAAAGAAATTGATCTCGATCAGAACAATACAGTGCAACTTCCCAATGGAAATTATGAAATTACATTTCCTCAGTACAAAGGCTTGGCCATTGAGGTGAAACTTTTGACTGGCGCCGATGAAAAACGCATTGTTAAGGCGCGGGACAAGAAAAAGAAAGCGAAGGGTCCCGATTCTTTAATTACCGATCAGCTCAGTGCACTCATTGTTCGTATCAACGAATATACTGACGCACCGAGCCTTAAGCGATTTATTACAGAGTGTCCCACCAAGATTACCCGCGAGATTCGCACCGTCTATGATGCAATTGCCCCCGATATTGATATG